TGGAGCTGCTGGAGGTGCTGGAGGCGCTGCTGGATATTATTTAAATTATAATGTTAGCAATACTTCAGGATGGACTTTAGTTAATAATGGAACAGTAGCAGGACAGGTAGGATAATATGGCAGAACCAGATTATGATTTAGTCAAAACTCCAGGTTGGGGAGAAGATGATAGTGGTGAATTAATTGGAAGAAAAGGAGAAGTTGCTGATAAGTATTTTTCTGATTTTGCACTTCCTGGAAAAAGTGCTAATCAATATGGACTTAGATGGGCGATGAATGCATGGGAGATAAAATATATTAAAACTTATGCCTTTGCCAAAAGATTATTTTATTGTCCGAATTCATCAGAAGTAACTCATAAAAACTTAACTACAAATGTAGAAAAAACTATAGGTATAGATTCTGGTATTTTAGCAGGAGAATTTGAAGGTGGAAGCTTTCATGAATTTTCTCAAGATGTATTAGATAAAACATGGTGTTTTGTAAATGGATTGGAACAGTTAGGCGGACCTGGAAGAGAGAAGCCAAATGTATACTCAGAAGTTAGAGAAGTCCATATAAATAATCTAGGGGAGGAACATGGATTAAAACTTGATGATGTTTATAATATAGAAACTTCTGAAACAATAACATGTGCGAGTAAAGAATATGTTTCTTGTATATTTGTGGGTAAAGGAGAAATAACAATATCTTCTAATACATACTCAGAAGAAGATCATTACTTTATTGATGCTGATACATCTGTTGATATAGAAGTTTCAGATAATACCTCATTTATAAGGTTTAGTTGTGACTGATGTTGCAGTTCCTGATTTAGGGGATGAAGAATGGAAGAAAATAGCTCCAAATGAAAGAAGAGATATTTGTGATGCATGTGAATATTTACTTCCTCCATTTGGTAATTGTCAAAAGTGTGGCTGTTTCGTAAAATTAAAAGCTATATTCAGGAGCCAAGCCTGTCCAGAGAATAAATGGCCTGTCTATGGATTAAAGCAAAACTCTTAAAAGGATAATATGGATATTAAAGGTATAAAAACAAAAGAAGATTTAGAAGCATTTATTGCTGATTGTGAACTTGGAAAACTATGTCAAGCCCAAGCACAACAGATTTCGGAATTGTGGGAAGCTCGTATAGAGTTACTGAATAAATTTGAAAAATTAACAGGTGAATTTGAAAACTTAGTAGCAAGGGTTAGAAAATCCCAATAATGAAGATTGACCTAAAATTAGAATCTGGTTTAGAAGTAGAGTTTACTCCAGACTTTGACATGCCTAATGAAGCACAGATAGAAAAGGTTATATGGACATTACCTAATCCTATAAATACTAAAACAGTTCAACTACTTGATCCTGAATACTTTCTTATAGAAGAAGATAATGATAAAGACGATTAGCCTTAGTATACTAGCTATTACCTTACTCCTAGTAAGTATAGTAGCTATAGCAGAACCTCCTAATGTAGAATACTATCCAATACATCCACCTTCCGCACAACAACAATCTCCAGTAGACAATGTAATTTCTATACTGTTAGATCAGGGTTTTGCAGGAGCTATTATCGTAATTCTGTTCCTGTGGACTTACCGAACAGATAAGAATAATAGAGTCACTCAAAAAGAAAACTTCGATAAGTTCGTAGCTATTAGTGCTGAATGTTCTGCTCACATGGCAGCAGTTAGTACTAGGTTAGAAAATATAGAACGTGAAATCGAACAAGCTAAACAACTAGAAATGATGAATGTAAGAAAGGGATAAAATGATTGCTATATTAGCTCCACTAATCGGAGGAACAGTTAAGACACTCTGTATGTCAATGTTATCAGAGGCACTTTTAAAACAGGTGATTCTGATTCTTCTGGAACGACTCGTAAAATCTACTGACAACACATTAGATGATCAGATTCTTTCAGAATATAAGAAACACATGGATAAATGAGAGTAATACTAATTACTTTTTGTTTATTTCTAATAAGCTCACAAGTCTTTTCTAGGGAAGAAGTAAAGTTTTCTACTGAAAAGATAAGAGCTATGTGGTTTATGTGTGCTACTCAATTCCAAATGGTAGCACCTACTATACCTCAAATAGAAAGAGTTAGGTTATGTGATTGTTATGTAGATCACATGAGAAGTACATTTACTCCAGAACAGGTAGAAGCACTTACTGCAGAACAATCTAGAGAATTAGGAATGAAAATGAATATCATTTGTCCAACTCAAATACCATTTACTATAAAGGAAGCTACATAATGGGAGTATCAAGTAAAAACTTTAGCGAAAAAGAGCTTTCCTGTTCTCATTGTGGAAAGAATAAGATGACTCAGGAAACTGTGGATGCCTTACAAGGACTTAGAGATGCAATGAAGAAACCTCTGAAGCTCTCAAGTTCGTATCGCTGCCCTGTACACAATAGTAAGGTAAGTTCAACAGGACCTGATGGGCCGCATACTACTGGAAAAGCTATAGATATAGCCTGTTCTGGAAAGTTAGCCCATGAAATCCTGAGCTTTGCAATGATACGTTCTAATACATGGAAAGGAATTGGAATCTCTCAAAAAGGAAAACATAAATCAAGGTTCATACATCTTGACACAATCGAAGCAGATAATCGACCCTGGATATGGAGTTATTAAAGATTAGCTTAGTATCAATAGTGATACTATTAGTTACTTCCTGTACAACTGTAAATAAACTAGGTTTCTGGGCTAGTAGCTATACTCAAAGTGTATCATTCTGGCAATGTGTAGAGCCTTTTTCACCATATAAAAATAAGGATTGTTGATATGTGTAAATGTAAAGACTGTAAATGTAAACCTTGTAAGTGTAATTAACATGGCAAAGTACAAAAAAGGAACACTAAAAGGTATCGAAACTCATGCTGATATTTTTGAAAAGTTAATGGGTAGTTCAGGAGGTTCAATAAGTAAGTTAAAGATTAAAATTAAAAAAAAGAAAAAGAAAGACGAGATCGAAAGACAGCACCGAGAGAGAAAGCATCGTGAGAAGGACAAAAGAGACAGAAAAGGAATAACGAGGACGAGAAAGGCAAAAAAATGGAAAATACAGAAAAACTAAATACTCTATTTGATGCAGTAGCAGATGAACTACTCACCAAAATCAAAACTGGAGAAGCAAAACCTGCTGATCTTGCCGTAGCAGTAAAGTTCCTAAAGGATAATAACATTACCTGTCTTCCTGTAGATGGTAACTCCTTAGAAGCTCTTATGAAGACTATGCCATTTAATTTTGAAGATAAAATCCCTTATAATTCATTTGAAGTATGACAGAAAAGTTTAGATTACCTATAGAAGGAAATGCAGATAGTATTCAAGCTCGTTCTCCTTTTACTCAGAGTCAAGAAAATATGTATATGGGAGTTTCCCAGGCCCTTGAACCTTCTGATGAAATGGCTCTTCAAGCTTTAATAGAAGAACAAGCTATTGATGATGTATCAGGTTTTGGAGGAGAAGTAGCAGAAGGGATTTCACAAGGACTTAGTACTGCTCTGACTGTACTTAAAAAAGGATCACGAAGAACTCCTGTTGGCTTAGTACTTAGTGCAGGAACTGCTGGAGAAGGAAGTGATATTGTTCCTGATTTAACAGATATAAATGATCCTCAAAGACAAGATAATTTAAGAAATTGGGGAAGAGGAAAAGAAAGTCCTAAAGATTATACTATGGTTACAGATTCTTTAGATAACCCAGTTGTATTTTTTCATTCTAGTCCCAACTTTATTGGTAGTACTCTGGACCCTTATTATGCACAGTTAAGAGATCCTGGATACTTTGGAGAAGGTGTGTATCTCTCCAGTAGATTAGATGAAAGTGGAAAGTATCTAGGAAAGCAGCATTACTTTGGAAAGATGCCTGAAGATAGAAAGGGCGGTAAATATAAAGAGTTTCATACAGCAATTAAAAATCCTAAAATTATTCCTGCTTATCTACGATTTGAAAAAGCTTTAAGACTTACTGCTCCAAAAGGAGAAAAAGGTATAGAGTCTTTTGTAGCAGATGAGATAAATGCAATGGAGATTAAAAATGGTTTAATGGAACTCCTGTTTAGAATAAAAGGTGTAGATCCTACAAAAGATAATGATACTTTGGCTATCTCTAAAATCAAAACTAATTTTGGAGAAGGTGAAGATTTTAATACTCCAACAAAAATAAGAAAATATCTTTCATTAATAGAAGCAAAAAATGAGCGAGGAACAGAATTACAATTAACTCAGTTTTTAAAAAGTTTAGGTTATGATGGCATCCTAGTTCTTGAAGATGCAGAACGCCCTAATGATTATGCTGAGGCAGTCCTCTTTACTAAAGAACAATCTAAACATGCGACTGAAAATGTAGGTACATTTTTGGAAAATCCTGATTTATATACAAAAGCTCCAAAAAAAGATGTCGAAATACCTGCTTAAATACACTCAACTATATCGCCTAATACGTTTGTACCTCTTTTATATCTTTTTCGCATACAAAGCGATCTCAGTACTCTCAGAGCTATACCTATATGAAAACCAAAAAAGAACCTAAGAATCCTCTTTTAGACTTCAGGAACTTTGTTTTTATGGTTTGGCAGCACCTTAATCTTCCAGATCCAACTCCTGTTCAGTATGACATGGCTGAATATTTACAACATGCTCCAAAACGAGCAGTTATTGAAGCCTTTAGAGGAGTTGGAAAATCTTATATAACTTCTGCATTTGTTTGTTGGAAACTTCTCCTTGATCCAGAAGTTAAAGTACTTGTTGTCTCAGCTTCTAAAGTTAGATCTGATGACTTCTCAACTTTTACTCAGAGACTAATTTATGAATTACCAATTTTACATCACCTTATATCACGAGAAGGACAACGACAAAGCAAGGTAGCTTTTGATGTTGGTCCATGTCAAGCTAGTCACTCTCCTTCAGTAAAGTCTGTAGGAATAACAGGACAGCTAAGTGGATCTCGTGCAGATATAATTGTA